ACCTATGGTGGTGCCGTCAATCGCACCGCCGTTGATGTCGGCAGTCGCTATCACGGTCGTACCAGTGTTAGATACGCTGAACTTCTCAGTGCCGTTGTTCAAGTTCACCTCGAAGATGTCGGCGGACTGACTGCTGGCGGCTGTGACTTTGAGTGTGATTTCACCAGCGGTGTCGCCAGCAATAGCAGCGCCAGCGTTGACGGTTAGGCTGTCATTGGCAGTTAGTGCCGTGAATGTACCTGCGGCTGGTGTTCCGCCTCCGATGGTAACGCTGTCCACTGTACCACCATCTATGTTGGCTGTGGTGACTGTTCCCAAGTCAGCGATAGTGGTGCCGTTGAATGTCGAGTTCTTACCAAAGACGATTTGCTCAGAGCCATCTGTTGTTATGAACTTCATGTACGAGGCAGAAGCCTGTGTGATGTCTAATGCGTTGGCAAGGTCATCTCCAAGACTCAACTCAGCGGTGCCTGTATTAGCACCGCTGAAATCTACTTTGAGGCCAGTTGCTGCTGCATCGACGCTTATGCTGTCTGCGTTTATGACACCGACGTTGGTGATGTTGTTGTCACCGAGGCTCAAGTCACCAGCGAGCGCTGTGATGGTGGTTGTGCCAATCGTACCACCTGATACCTTATCACCGCTGATTTGGTCATTAGCGAGAGTCAGTGTACCAGCAGATACGTCTAGGGTTTTACTGCTTCCTACAGTAATGTTTGATGTGGCGATGGTGGCCCCGTCTATCGTACCAGCGTTTATGTCGACCTTCGAGATGACCACCGAGCCGGTGCCGTTGGGAGTAATATTGATGTCCTCGTCACCTGTTACGGTAGATATCGTCTGACCATCAATCTTGATGCTATCAATATCGACGTGACCTGAGTTTACCTCAAGATTACCACTGCTGATTACTATGTCACCTGAATCGACAGTTAATCCCGTTTTTACGTGGAAATTACGCGCTGTTCCCATATTTTTCACCTAATTTATATTGTTAATGCTTGCCAAGATACACGCACCGTTACGTTCTTACTGTTGACCGTGGGGGTGACCTGCAATTGAATGTTTTTGCTACCGCTAGAGCCTGATACGCCTATTTGATACGTTCCTTGTTGTGTAGTATCACTAGTGACTACTCCATACGTATTGAGGAAAGCAGTAGTAGAGTCTGCGCTGTCAGTTCCATTATGAGTGACGACCATCTCTGCCGTCTCATAGATTGAATCAGTGGAGTTTTCGACTGATACTAACAACTTAGCAGCCTTGAACTTTCTATCGTGGAACAAGTCGACAGTCAACGCAGTGCTTGTAGACGAACTACCTGTATTTGCACTACCGTAACCGAAGCCCAGTTCCTTCACTTGAAAGTCTGCATCGGGCGACGCTTGGTTGATACCGACTCTGTTATTCGTAGAGTCAGTTTTCAAGAGGTTGGTGTCTATGGTCAGGTCAGTAGAAATCACAGTATCAAGATAACCAGTTGCCCACCTAACTGTATCACTACCGAAGTTCTTACTGCTGTCAGAACTTGGGAAGAGATGTTGGTTGAATGTCCATGAGTCTGTGCTATCTGTGAATACTATACTCTTGTCGCTGTCGGATGACTTGAGGATGATTCCGCCACCGTCGACTGCTGCATCGTTACCCTCAGAACCACTAGGAGAATGTGCGAGTTCGATGAGTTTGTCATCGATTGTAAGAGTAGTAGAATTGACAGTTGTCGTCGCACCATTCACAGTTAATGTCCCTGTTACAATCAAATCCTGATTGACGGTTAAATTACCAGCAGGTCCAATGCTTGTGATTCCTGCTTGGTTTGCGTCAAGATTCAACACGCCACTAGATGCTGAGATGCCTGTGCCCGCCATGGCCGTAGCCAAATCAGCAATGCTTTCCTTCTTGGAGTTGTTAGAGTCACTAGCATCGATGAAACCGAAGGAGTCCGCAGATACATCTATTGCCGCTGCTGACAAGTCGTTGAGACTGAACTGGGCGTTTGCGTTTGCCATCTGTACCTCTGCTGTATTGAAATACAGTTTGCCATCGTCTGAGTCGACCCATAGAGTTCGAGCATCGGGGCCTGAACCCGCAGGGTTAGTTGATACGCTGTCTTTGAAAGCAATACCACTAGCATCGGTAAGAAGACCAGCCATGGTTATTGGCCCACCGACGTTGAGTGTGTTGCTGGCTGTGGTGAAACTAAGGTCGGTATCATTCGTGAATGATGAAGACCCATCGCTTAACTGAATTGCCCCCGCTGAGCCGCTTGCTGAAGTGGTCGATGTAGAAGATGCGAATACCTTTACCCACGCTGAGCCAGTATACACGAATATAGCACTGGAACTTGGCCCAACGTCTCCAGCAGTAGCACCGCCGTTACTCAAACCGCTAGGGTCAAAAATAACTTTGTGGGTGTTGCTTTGTGCGTTATTCACAATAATCATGTGGCTTGGAGGGAAGGTTCCTGAAGGTGTGATGTTAATATCTCCACTGGCTGGTGTGGCATTGAAGATATTAGGCCCATCAAATCTAACTGTCTGCGCTGTGTTTAACACGCTGATTTTGTTTGGGCCAAGTCTGTGGGTTCTTCTTGCACCACCCTGTTTACCGCTGTAATAGACTACGTGGTCACCATCTGTCCCATCTGTGCCATAACTGTACGATTGCCATATTGCACCAAAATTGCTGGATGCAAAGCCTCCTGCTTCATCTCCTCCACCGTGCATCCCATCTAATCCTGCTGCGGAGTTTACTCTGTTGCTTTGATTACCCACAGAACCAGTGGTTACGGGACTCAGATAAACCGGAGATGGGCGAATGAAAGTGCGCACATCATACACTTCGGTTACTTCTAAATTGAGGTCTCCAGCACCAGCATTATACTGACATTTTACGACTGCCAAGACAGTGCTTTGCTTGGAGGATAGAGTTAATCCTCCATTCAATCCACTAGTGTCACCTAAGAAACTCTCAGGAGTAACAGGGAACCCGCTCGATACAGCAGACCCTTGTTCAATCTGAATGTAGTTATTGTTCGCGTTACTACAAACGTAGACTACTAATAAGCAACTCTGACCACTTGTAAGGGCACTAGTAGACCCTTCAATGGTGCTTTGTTGCAGAGTTATTGTGGTAGTTGCTCCTGAACCAATATCAGCAAAGGGTACAATCATCCCATCAAGAACAGCATATCCTCCTCTAACTACAATCGAGTTTGTGCCGTTGTCTGTTACTAACCCCGGCGTAGTCGCTTTGGCATTTCTATTACTATCTCCAGTTGCAGTATCTTCATACATCAAGATTCCATTACCGTGAGTGGCCTCGAAAAGATTGGTAATTGACGGGGAGAGAATATAATCTCCATCAGTTAGGCTCTGTGTGTGCCCTGACTTTACGTTTTCACCCATGTTATCACTTCACCTCCACTACGAGTTGGAATATAATCTCATTTGTAGATGTCTTCCGAATAGGTCTGAAAACGTGCCTTGAGATAGGCGTAAACCCTGTGCTCGTTTTGAATTGGATGTATATTTCTTTAAGAGTCTCGTTGAATGATTCAGATGTTGGTAAAGAACCTTCGATTAAGAGAGTGGAGTTATCCATTATTCTCACCGTTGGAGTGATTGTGACGGCAGGTCTACCTGCTGCACCATCAGAGGATGTGGCCGGTGTGCTATCGAATCCTATCACCATCTCATTGATATTATCAGCAATAGTCTCTATCATAAGCCTCTTCAAATGGTCGTTAGCCGTCATACTCTCCCACCCCCTCTACGATTATTCCGTCATCCTTCGCCATGCCTATGGCTTTGTAGTTCCCACCTAGCCTTCCCCTATCGCTATTCCGGCCTATCAATAAACCAGTCTCATTTACATTGACAACTTTTACTGTCGGTGTAATTACGATTTCAACACTATCGAAGAAGGAGAAGTTCTCAGATAATATCTGATTTGTTTTATCGGGATTTGTTCGGGATGATGTAGTTATGGTACCTTCTCTAATGTTCTGCAATACTCCTTCTAATCCTGAATCGGCATTGAGGAAAACAAAATCAGTCAATCCGGTTAAAGTGTGTTTGGCCTCAAGAACCGACAATCTCTTCCCTTCGTATTCGACTACGTCTCCCGGTCTTAATTCCCAACAATTAGGGTGGCCTTGCGTTCTAATGGAGCCTGAAAGCGTCGAGTTCGCTTTCAGTATCTGTCTTGCTACAGTCTTTGCTCTTGTGATGTTTGTAATAGACGCATCAAATAATGGTGATGTGTTCTCTATGACGTCTATATCATGAGCGCCCTGTTGTTTGCTTCTATCATCCATAGTGAAAATCAAATCTTCGTTTACAGCAATAGGTATCCCCTTTACTGTGATTCTGTTTTCGACATTCTCTATGGGGTTAGTCTCCTTGTTACCAAATCTAACATTGTATTCGATTGCTCTACTTACATCAGCATGATTAAAGGGAACATAGTTTAGATTACCATACCTATCGAACTTGATAACTCTGTTATCGTGCCTTGATATATATCTCAGCGCTGTGGCTAAGTTCACACCATTGAAGTCAGCAGCCAAGAAAGAGTTACTCGATTTGCGTCTATTGTTACCCATCTTTGTTACAGTTGTAGGCGAACCTATAGTGATAGCATTTAGAGAATCGTTGACCTCATCCCCTACTCGCAATGCTAAGTCAGTGGTTCTGAATCCTATATCCACGCTTTGCCCTAATCTGACTTCTGTATCATCAAATCCTAAACCCTTCAATGTCGTACCCTTAAGATTTCTCACATCTGCTCGAAGCCCCGAAGCAGTGCTCGTTGTAGTGCCAGTCAGTACTCTCTCATTTGTGCCGAACAGTAATTTGGTTATCGCGTTCTTACCTTTCGATGAAAATATGTCTGACTTGAGAGTGTGCCCATTAGCCTCAGTATGAGTAAGAGTCAGCGACGATTCCGATTCAGATATAGTGTATGTTCTTTCTGAAGCCAATTCGTAATTATCGGCATTAACCGCTTCTATGGTAACTCTAGTCTTAGCACTACTTCTTGGTTCTGACTTGGCATAATGAACAGCATTGTCGACAAACACAGGCTGTCTTACATCATTCATTATATCAGTCAAGGTTTCATCAAAGCGACCTTTAGAAGATTGAATTAAGCCCATTATGCACCATCTCCGCTATGGTCGGTAACGCTAAACGTAACATCACCCTTGTGTCCTTTACTATGTAGAGATTGACTGAATCTCGGTTTTACTGAGAAGTCGCTCTTTGTAGCCTCATCATCTGTTTCTTGTTCGACTCTTCTTCTCGGTGCGTCTGACCTATGATGTTGTAGAGTGTTTTCACTCATTACCACTCTCGATACTGTATCGGAAAGCGAATTACTGAAGCCTGTTACACTTGCGCCTAGCAATTTTGGCCCATGCGAAGCGGGTATAGTAAGCGCACCTGTCGGGTCCATTACGAAAATTGGTAAGTATGGGCCATTTGCATCAGGCACCCCTCTTGCGGATGATAAGTTTGCAGACGCTGCTCTACCGTTAGTTGTCTCATAAGTGAAGAGACCATACTTACCACCGGATGTAGCGTGTAGGTAGTTTTGCTTGTATTGGGGTGAACTAGTATGTAGCGAGTTGTGTATTCTGAATACTTCTACATGACTCGCATCTAACACTCTGATTGGTCTTAGGAGGAACTTGACTATCTTATCCTCCTCGTTATTCATCACACTGTCCGTGTTGTAACTGGTAACATCTTGATATGGGTTACTTGTATCATTACTACCAGTCAGACTGCCTACTCCCCAACCAGTGTCGTCGAATAACCCTGAGTAACTCTTAGATTCGATAACGTAAGTTCCACCATACGGTCTGAAGGAATTAGTATGCGAGTATTTGTGAACGGCACTTACAGTCGAACCTGCGGTTTGTCTGCTAAAACTTATTCCTGTGTAATCGGCATCAGTTAGTGCCCCCTCTATTTGGTAGGCCCCTTCCAACACTACTCTCTGACCTACATTTCTGTCAGTATGGAGACTATGTGCTTCAGTATTGATGACAATATGATTCTGCTCTACACCCTCTACAATTTCTGCATCTATGCCTATTCTCGGACTAGTTCGAGACACAGGGTCTTTGTGTGGCGTTACTCCCACTACATCCTCGACTCTATCGCTCACAACCGCTTCTGATTTCAGTAGACCGTTATCGTCTATACCAAGTTTTGAACTGATGCCTCTCTTGACTTCATCGGCTTGCAGTACAGCGTTACGGGGACGCAGAAGCCCATCTCCAAAGAGAGGCTCAGCAGTATTATGACTGAGAACTATACCCGTTTTATGGATAGGTGAAGACAGTTCAGTAAGTAGGTTTTCGTTGAATGCGGTCGGATATCTAACGCCTCTACCATTACCCATATCTCCAACGCGAAGTGAATGAACTGGTGCAAAGACATCTACTAACTCGTTGCTGTTATTGTTATTGACGTTGTTTAGAACACCTCCGAATCTCGGTATGGTGTATCCTCCGGTGACTGAAATGTTACCATTGGTTAAGTCGGCTATTCCTTTCAGATTGTATATCGGTTTACCGCTGTTCCAAACACGTGCATGTGCAGTATTACTTCCATTATCATAGGCATCAGCACAATCCCATGAGGGTCTGATACCGAATCCGCGTACTGGAGCACGCCTTACGTCCTCTCCACGCTCGTTACCCCACCAATCTACCAAATACCATTCAGAGGCCGTAGAGAGGCTTGTAATGCCCTTTCCTTCACTATCGCCCCACCAATCTCTTTCTACTCCTGATGGGTTTCGTAGTGTGCGAACTGGTGTACCAAACGGGCGAGTCATTCTTCGACCGTCGCTGTATCTGACTTGCCAGCCCTCTTGGTCTTGATTTAGCATACCAGTGAAGTTAGTCTGTTGCTCCATGATACCTACGTATGTAGTAGGTTTAGTCGCGACACTGTCTCCTGCACCACCGCCATACGACCAACCATTGGTGTATACTTCTGTCTGCACAAGTGGCCCCGCATCGTAGTTTGTGGTGTTTTGAGCAGAGCCGGATGCGGTCGGTTCATACAGTGCACGAGTCGGATATACATCGTAACGAGGTCTGTTATAGGCTTGCCGTACAGCGTTACGGTACCCATAAGGTCTTCTTCTTGAGCCTCCCATAGTTGAAGTGGTTATACCTGAAGATACCGCATAAGACCCATCATCGTCGCTATCCACCCATTCTAGATTGACACTGGATGAGAAGTTTGCACTCGTCGATGTGGTGTGTACATTCCACGATGTACTCGCCATTCCGTATAGGTCTAGTTTACTTGCATGAGGGCCTCCACGACTACCGCATGGCCAAAAACCACTCAGCATTACATTTGTACCGCCAGCGTCATGTGTAGAGTTACCTGATGTTACTTCTCCAGTTTTACTAACATTAGGTCTTTTAATTAGGAAATCGAATGGGCCTGTGCTAATTGCATGTGTGAAGTCGTGATAATGTATAGTCTCGTAATGCTCAGGTAGAGAATTGTATGACGCTTTGTCTACAGCATTACCTTTCCAACTTCTAGATGTATTATCGGAGAAGTATGTATTAGGTCTACCTAGATTAGGATGCCATAAACAAAGGAAAGCATCAGGCACATATCTACTATTAGTATCTTGATTACCTTCAATTACATCAGGTAGTATATTTGCAAATACACTTTTACTCTCGTTTGTAATTATTTCACCTGCTGGTAATGTATTGTAACTATATGTCAAAGTAAGTATCGCACCATTATACATATTATCCCAAAAGCCATCATCTCCTGATTTAGAGGCTAAATTAAGGGTTTTAGGGATATTCACAGTGGCTGCTGTATTACCGTCTACGCTTGTTAGTGCTTTACTGTAGACATTACCATTCTTAGCAGTATATTCTATTCTTTGTTCATAGTATGGGTATATTGGGAACGTATTTGCATTATCTACAACTATAGTTCCACTAGTATTGAACGATTGTACTGTACATTTTGGATATATACTGATACTTTTTCGGTATTTATCGTATATATCAAAATACATTGAAGTATATCCATTGATAGTTAATTGACTACCTACACTACCAAAGGTATTTCTCATGAATAAATAATAGTCGTCAGGGCTATATTGTGATAGTTTTCGATAGTTTGTTGCTTCAGAGACTGCACTCCCATCAAATTGAATACCATTCTTGTGCAATATGCTCCACCAAGGTATATGCAAAGTATGTGCTGGAGTAGAATTACTGAACATTCTGCTATATGGGAATCCTCTTCTTGTAAATGCGGGGCTTTCTGTTAGTTGCAAACCGATGTGATTATGCAACATTAGCGTTGGTGTGTTGGTAAATTGACTAGCATGGTCATTACTTATGTCGAGTATCTTCTCGTTAATGAAAACCTCACAACCGCGCACGTCTGCTTGAGTGGCTTTTGCTAGAACAAGCGTTAGCCCTCCTTTGTCACTATCGTTTTTGATGCCGATAACCGTGTTTATCTGCTGACTCGTCAGTTTGGTACTTGAGGCAACTGTGTCTACCGTGTTATTGTGGTAACCCACTAACTGACTGTCAAATACATTCGGTTGTATTACAATCTGATATGCGCCGACTTCCGCAGGGTCAGGGAAGTGTCTGGCTTGTGTATATTCGCTTGCCGCTTCAAGAACGATACTGTGTCCTCCTGCTTTATTCACAGTTGCCGCTTTCGTGGTACTGCTCCCATCCGATGCCGCTAGTATCCCATAACCGTCGTACTTGACGCCTGATTCAAACATCAGTGTAAATGCACCACCATGGATATCACTAGGCCCGCTTGGTGCTGCATTGATTCCGCTGAAATTAACTTCTGCATCCATGGCGTGTAGATTATCCTCCAAGTTGAAAGACGAGTTAACGTCGCTCTTTTTGTTCGTAGATGTGGCATACGAGGCAAAATTATCAGAATCTATGAAACCTTTACTTGTGTTAAATTGCAATAAGTGGCGTTTGTAAAGACTTTGATATGCAGGATGCGCCCAATGTCCGGGGAGCATTGGCATTGTGGGTGTAACGAAATGATGCCCCATTCTTGGGAATGGCATAGGAGTTAGAACTGGTTTGCTGTAAGCGTCGTATCCTACTGTTTGGCCACTCACGTGGTAGAGAGTATTTGCCATATCAGGAGAGTTACCGCTAACCTCGGCATGGTCACGTAATCGACGTGCTGCGAAGAAGCGGTTGCTACCTGCTGGTATGTAGTAGGACGGTACTACCTTCAGGTCAGTGACTGTCTGTCCAGCCATGAAGGTGGCGAAGTTGACATCTCCCACCACTGTGATAGAGGTGCTTCCCTGAGCAGTGTAGGAGCACACGGCGCCCTCATCAGTAGTAGGGTTGTATACCCTGAGGAACTTCCTAGTGTCCTGCACAGTGCCAAATCCAGCAGCGAACACGTCTGTATCTAACACGGCATCCACAGTAAGCACGCTTGTGCTACTGTTCCAAGCAGTGACTGACACAACGTCGTCCTCGACACCACCAGTGTGAGTGTAGACTGTGGGGTATCTATGTGAATGACTGTGCCCCATCTTGGTGACGTGGAAGTAAAGTGCCCTATCGTGTAATTCGTAACTGGTGCTGAGTGGAGAGTCGTTATTCCATGCTCCTAACTCAGAATCAAAGGTTACTGGGTTGATTCTCTCCCAGTTGTGGTTCTCATAAGTAGGCCCTTGTCTAGGACTTGAGACTGAATTATTAAAGATATGACTGGTGAAGGAAGCGCTTAAGTCGGGGTGTTGCATTCCCCCTGTACCTATCGTCTCATGTTGGTACGCTTGCACTGGGTCGAACCCTGAACGAACTACTATATTGCCCGGAATCGTATTCGGGTTAGGAAGTTGTACCTTGAGATTTGGCTCTTTACCGCTGTTGGCTAAAGCGGGTGCATTACCCTCTACGCCCCTATTTTCCGGTATTCTGAACCCGCGTATGATAGTCCCTAGTGGACTACCTCCCTCTATCTTATGCATTTGACCGCTGTCGTCTCTGACATTGATGCTTTGGAACTGTATCTCTTCATTAGGTATGGTCATCACATTTCCTACGCTGTATGGATGCTTACGGGCAAACTCAGGATGAGACAACTCTTGCGCTTGCAATACAGGCATCATAGCGCTGTTAGTGGTCTCGAACGAGAATCGCACATTACCGTATAACTTCTCACCAGTGGTATATCCAGTGCCTGACTTAACCCTAGTCATCCAAGGTACAGCACCAAGGCCACGAGCGTTGATTGCAGGTAGCGAAAGATTGCCGCCATCCATCCTCTTCCATACTACATTCTCTACTGAGAAGTTTTGAACTGCTGAGTCTTCATACATTTGGAAGGCGTTTACATCACTTAACCAATATGTGGCTGGCCAGCCAGTAGTGTGTGTTGTAGTCTTCTTATCGTCAGATGTATTACGTTCTGCATCCCCTGATTCAAGTAAAGCAGAGCCTACTGAATGGTCTAGGTCGAACAGCAAGTCGCCTATCTTGTTGAGACTTGGTGTGGCGTTTTTCAACGCTAAATCTGAGGATGTGCTGTGAAAGTAGGTTCCTGAGCCGCCTGAAAAAGTAGTTGCTGCCCAGTTAGATGACCCAAGGCTTCCACTTGGTGCAGTTGTGCTATCAACGATGAGCGCCTCTACATTAGGTCCAGCATTTGCTGGTGCTACGAATCGGTCTTGACCGTGGAACCGTGCATCCCATTGGGTAGTTCCAGCGTATGTGATTGGATTCGTGCTTTGCCCTATGACTTGCAACCAGTCACCGTTCGCAGTTATTCCATCTCTATCGTACTTGGCTATGAGAGCGCTTTCCGATTCATAACTGACAACTAAGAATGCACTAGTGTAGAGTCCCTGCGGTAATGTCAATTCCTGCGGTAATGACGTGTATGAATAGTTAGTTGAATAATTCCATTGGTTGGCATCGTTACTAGTATCGTCGGTATGGGTAAACGCATACGTGTAGGTGTCCCATCCAGCACCGCTTCCAGTAGTCAAATTGTACTTACTGTAGAAGTTGGCTTTTTTGATGTGTGTTGCGACATATACGCCTATTCCATCTATGGTGGGCGTGCTCTCCGGGCTACCTCTCATCGGTGCAACCACTGGCACATTGCTATGGACGTTCATTACGCTACCAGCAGTACCATACGGAGAGAAGTTAAGCATAGGGTGATACGCACCAAGACCCGCTGCATAGCCAGTACCTGACGTGTTCTTAGTTATCTTGAGGCTGTTGAGATATGAGTATCGCTCACCATGCCATCCTACTGCCCCTATTGGCTTAGTGCGGTCAATCGCATCTGCTATACCTGAGAAGTGAACTTGTGTCATGTGGTCACGCGCTGACACATTCTCGTTGTTGAATCGAAGAGTACCTGCTTTAGACCACACATACAGTGTGTATGTATCATCAACGGCAGCAAAGGTAGCAGATGCTCCTCCAATAAAGTTCTGCCAAGTCACAGGATTTTCGGCTTTACTCTGACCATGTATTCTATTCGGTGCCATGTAGAATCTTACTTTCCAGTTGCTGGATGACTCATTGAGAACCTCTCTTGAGTGATAAGGTATCCAAGCAACTGTGCCGTTAGATTCTTTGATTGCTCTCAACCAACCTGATGTCGGTAGTTGCTCTAAGTAGTCCTGCGTGAAAGTCGTACCATCTCCATCATTGAACTCGCTATCTATGTAGTTGCCAGTAGACGAACTGTCATTGTATTCGTCGAGAGTGCCCAAGTGCCTCCAACCGTACCTATCCTGTCGCATTGCGTTACCCATAGATGGCATGTGTGTGCCTCCCATGGCTTTGAGTGCACCAGCGCCGGGGAATGCGTTAATTGCTGCACCCAACACTGTAGCGAGTTCCTCGCCATTCTGACAGCGTGTAGCATCGACAACGATGTATTCCATATCTACATCACCGCTAACTACAGCCTCACTACCATTACCAACGTAATCCAGTATGCGGTCAGTCAATGGTCCTGCGACTCTAAATGCAGTTGGGTGTATCTGATTGGCTCTCTCCCAATTGCTACTGAGAACTCTTGAATCCGATTTACCCTTGTGTGGTGGATTGAATGTGAGTTGATTGTCTAACCAAGAGCCACCGGGGTGATATCCCCCATCCATGTGCCACACCGTATCAGCAGCCATAGTAATACCAAAGCCTATAGTAGGCGTGTGCATCTTGGGTGTTACTCTAGTAAGGTTGCTTGCTGTATACGGAGTATCATCGTTCAGTTGTTGCCCATAGTGCCTACCGTGCTCGACTCTTTGTTTCAGTCCTGCTGGACTTCCTCCCGCATCACCTTTCATCGCATACCCTGCTGGAGATTCCCAATTCACAACAGCACGCCAGTGCCATCCTGCTGTGCCATCGTAGTATTCTTTTCTTGGCGGTAGGAAAGAGTGTCTGCTGTTCTCTATCGAGTTAGGGAATAGTTGCTGGTCATTGCCAAGACTAGAGTAACCGCCCTTGAAGGGTACACTCGCCCATGTGCTACCGCTTGTGATAACTCGACCGGGATATGCCTCCTTTGCATTTGCAGTACCGCTTTCACTATCTAAGGCAGTCTCGTTAGTAAACGGAAAAGCCTGTCCCGGTCCAAAGATAAGATAGGTGGTCTTGCTGTCAGTACCATCTACATGGTCTTCGTAACGCGCAGTTGGATGAGCGAATCTAAGCACCATAGGAACTGGTTTAGCCTTGATTACACCGCTAGTATAGGTGGATGTGCCTCTATTCAAATCAGGTGATAAGATATTCTGCTTGTTGAATGCTGGTGGTGTAATGCTACCTCTATGTTGGTTACAGAGTGCTGCACCGGGGAAGAATGCGAACATGGCATTGGTATCCAGCATTGCATAACTGGTAGATATCTCATTGGCATTCTGCAAGCCCGCAACACCAGTTGGGCCGTTCGCATACGGGTGAGTGTAGAAGGAGGAGTAGTCGTTGGTGGTGCCGTCATTCACGTCTAGCACAACACCACTGAAGCCACCGCCGAAGAACAACGGTACGCTGTGGTCTTTGCTGCTCTTGCCTCCACGGAAGTACACCACAGGCTCAGAGAATACACTACCAAGCGAGCGTAACCCATCGAACTCCTTGTTGTTGTGGCGTTGTAGTATGTTGGCAGTGCTCATGGACGTGGGGAAGTCTTCACCTGCGTCTGCGACGACCCAACTGAGTTTCTGTCGTGGGTTGCTGCCTGTTTGACTCTCAGCCTCGATTGGGTAATCACCCAGCCATATCGTGGCCCTCTCTCCTACAGGCAGTATGACATTGCTCGCCGTTGCCCCTGATGGTATCAAGAACGGGTCTACGTCAGTGCTTGCAGTTAATGTCACTTCAGTTGCCCAACTACTCTGACTGCTTCCAAAGTGCACATGAGGATTGTCTATCATAGGTAGTATGTGGTCTCCCGATGAGCGTGTGTATTGTATGCCCTTGAGTCCCTCCTTCCAGTTGGTGGTGTCGACTGGCACGTTGTTAGAGTCAACTAGATTAGGCGAGGCCGTGTTTCCATTTGGCCCCCTTGAAGTAGTCGTTATTTCAAGTAGGGAATAGGGAATGTAACCACAGTCTATGCCTTGGCTTGCGTCAATGTCTGTGTCAGACACAGGTCTCTTTCCATGACCAGCGCTCTCGCTGGTATCGAAGTCCCATTCGCCGCTCGCTGTTCTCTCTGCTCTTCTTACTTCACCGAACTCTAAATGGGATGCTTGTATGCCATAGTCGCGTTTTACAGTGCTGCTGTATGCTCGACTCAGTGGCGTTATTGGGCTTTGTGTATTGTAAGCCCTGATTCGTATGGAGTCTTCTTTTATGCCCCACTCTCCGAATGTCCTACCATCAGTGGCATACATCTCCCTGCAATCGAAGATGTGCCCTTCCTCGGAGTTGACCTCTTCTCCGGCGTTTATCGCAGCAGCGGTAACAGCAGCAATCAACTCGTCTGTCACGAGAGTAGTCCAATTCAATACAGGAGCGATTAGTACTTCATTCGGTAACGTCACTAAACCAGTGCAACCGTAGAATGTTGTGTAGTCCCTCGACGTGTAGGATACTGTGATACCAACATCTGCTGTTGCGTGATAATCTGTGATTTGTATGATGCCGTTTTCTTTCGGGAATCCTAAGTAGCCTAAGATATCACCCTTGACGTTGAAAGCAGAGTTAAGCGGAGTTGCACTACTTGCGTATGGTGATTCATCAAAAGTTATCGCTAATGTGTTAGCACTCGTATCTTCTGTAGCACTGACGAGCAAGGCTGCGTTAGGCGCACTGACTCCTCTCCATCTAGCACCTCTCCAAGTCTTCAGTGTCTCTGTAACACCACTTACGCCAGTATCTAATCTACCAGTGGCATCTCCAGTACCATGCATGTGCTTGCCTATTGTAAAGCCGCCCTGACCCACGTCCCTGTCGTCGAAGAAGACACAGACCTCGTCCTCGATGGTGGTCGGAAGAGTCGTATTCTCGTTAGCGAAGGAGTCACCCATCTTGCGATAGATGTAACGAACGCCGCTTTCCCTACCTAGGTTGTCTTTGAATCTAAAACCATAGAGTTGCCCCTTACCCACATTGTCAGACAAAGTTTGTGCTGTGGGTACGTGACTCGTGTAATCCGTTACGGATGAGGAACCGTAACGATTGTTGAACTTGGTCTCTCCTTTCTTTCCGAACCCCCAAGTCCCAGCATCAGGTGCCCAACCGGGCACACCACTGGCTACCAGTCCACCGAAATTGATTCTCGATATTGCTCTTTTACCTACTCTTAGACCCTTGACTAACGACGATGATGACCCTTTTACGTCAAGAGATTCGGCGTTGATTGAGTTGTGATTCTTTCCGCTTATTGAGTCTGATACCGCTCTCATTGTAGCAGTGTCCTCAAAGTCAGAGACGCTGGCTACTTCTTCACCGCTATCTACAGCAGTTACGTATTGCTGTAGAGTTGTAATCGGTGCGAATGGTCTACCGTTCTTATCAAGAGGCATAGGAGCAGGGTGCATGTTCTCTCCTTCTCTTTCATCAGGGAGCGCCCAAAAGTTACGCCATCTACCACCATGACCAACTAAGAATTGAGGTTGATAGAGACTCTGACCCTTGCTATTGTCCAACCACACGCAGAAGTTCCTACCTGATGCGCCGGGAACAGTGCTGTGTATTACGACAGTGTAACCAATATCACCATTCAAGTCTTGCACTTCTCTACCGATATGCGCTCGTATGTAACCCATGTGCGTGCCTCTATCACCATTGTCGGTATGCCAAAACGAAGCAGGGTCGTGGGCTGAACCGCTTTGCAGTCTAGCGTTTAGAGCGGCTTGTTGATTGATAAGTCTGACAACTTCCTCAGCAGCGGCAAGAGTATTCGTGACTCCATCTCTCTGTGCCACTTCCCCTGTGTCTATCGTAAGGCGTCTTACGAAATCCATGTCCTTCCATTGCGGTAGGTGCTGTAATCTGCTCTCTTCGTGAGATGACAAGTCGAGTGTAGTGCCCCTTATTCCCTTCAAGCAGAGGTAAGCAGGAATTACTCTCGTCCCGTCAGGCGTATCGAAGAAAGTCGATGGGTCTCTAAATGTACAACCTGTCGTTGCTTCTCTATGCTCGATAATTTTCTTGATGAAAGAGTCCGCATTGTCTTTCGGTATTCTTGTAGACTGATGTTTGGTGTCTGCAATTTTGTGAAGTACGACAGAGTCGTTGGTTCTAGGCGTTAGGCTGTATCCATTCCTAAGTCCATCAACCGCACCACCATAGGAATACCCAGTATGGACGTAATGCCCATGCGACTTACCATAGAGTCTTGCACCTGCTATGCTTCTACCATCAGTCGGGAAGTCATCAGTATCTTGATTATCAAATGTAGTCGAATCTAACAAGTCCTCAGTGTGTCGATTAGACAGGTCATGAGCATAAGCGCTCTCGATAAACTTGGACTGTTGTGTGCTTCTTATGTATGGGTTCTGTGATAGGAATCCGTTAGTGACGTCTATCTGCGTAGTCCATGGGCTTGGCCCAGCACCGTTGTATACGGCATTCACCTTGTGCAACTTGCTCCTACTTGTACCGCCACTTTCTACCACTTCTTTAGGCCAACCGATTTCAACAGCCTGTGCACTAGATTGAACTTGCATGTGAATATCTTGGAATGCTACAAACTCTCTGTCATGAGCGACATCATACAGTAGAACGCGAGCATGGTCGTTTGTAGACAGATACGGGTCTACAAATGCAACAGTTGGTGCTTGAGATGCAGTGAGTCCTAGTGCTAGGTAATTCTCTTCAATCGTTCTATTGACGTGTTGAGCATAGTTCCTAGCAGTCTCTAAACAAGTATCACCTATCAGGAAGTTCTCTATGGGTATGCTATCTCTCGGATTAGCGCTGTCTAGTTCTCCGGCACCTCCGTTAAACGCATTCCACACTTGTGACTCATTGTAGACTCCTCTGCTCTTGGCAAACAATCCCTCTACAGCGTGTGGGTTGTTGTAGGTCATATTCGCCCATACAGTGTCTCCGTTACGGAATCCTCCATTGCAGTAAGGGTTGAGCCATGTTGCATTCAGTATAGCATCCTTATCCTCGTAGTCACCCATCCATACTGCAAGTTTAGCATTGGATGGAATCACTGGAGTTGCCGCAGTCATATTGATGACTTGAGTACCGTTTGCGTCAGCGCTTTCTACTTCGCTCACCAATCCTATTCTTCGTATCTTGTCCGTTCCGGTATCTTCCCAGTAGTAGAGCGTGTCGCCTTTCTTGACGTTCATACCATGTAGGTCATTGACATTCTTACCACTAGCGCCATCTACGGTTATTTCAAATGGTGAAGATGAATCAGCACTTTGAGCAGTAATTGTAACATCAGTAATGTTGAGGCTATTCTTCAACTCACGATAGTACTGGGAGCCATCGGATACCTCTGTAGTGACTGAGGTTCCAAGTATGCTTCTGCACTTTCTTGCAAGTGTTATCACAGCATTTTCAGGAAGACCATAACCGTACAAAACAGTATCATCACCTATTGTGGTTGTGATACCACTACCACATGTGATACTGTTACTCGCAACTGCGGTAACAACTCCTCTGCTACTACCAGTTGAGATATGTATAGTGTCTCCTACTGCAAAAACAGTGCTAGGGTCACCAACACTAGCAATCATTGCGGCAGTATGACCGCCAGTGTAACTAGAACCCAAAGGATTGTTGATGGTAATTCCATAAGAAACGACTGGATACGTACTTTCTGATGATTGCAATACAAGTACGATACTATTCTTGGGTACTGCTGTGATTGTCGCTCCTACTAACGTCTTGATGTGGCCGTGATATTGATACCTGTATATGGTTCCGTTATCATCGTATTGAACCTCATAACCTAAATCACCGACTGATGATGGAGCGTCTCCAAGACTATCGTATCCTAAATCAGGGAACTTAGCAAAATCTTCAGGACTCATTGTAACGATTACAGCCTTATCGTTATTAGTTAGTTTTACTACTTCAGTGGAAAGTGCTTTACCGCTAGCACGCTTGCTCTGTATCTTCGCAGCATGTGGGTTGCTTTCAGGCCCAGCCTTGAACTCGACGGCACTGACGTATTGTCTAAGACCGTAGTCGACGTTGCCGCCTTGTGTCTTGACACTGGCCGCATCATGGTAATACTCATCTCTGTCTTCAAAATCAGAGGACGGAGTTATGTCGTCAGACGCTAGAAGAGCATTACCTTCTTCAAATCCAACACCGCCTAAGTAGACTGGTTGCCCTGCACCTAAATCGTCAAAGAAGCCATCGCTATGTCCGTATGGCATACTACTAGTGACTAATTGTATGTATGTGTCAGACACTGGGTCGTTGGTGTACCAGCACCACTTGCCGTTTGCCAACCACACTTTCCTGTAACGGTACACATCATTACCGAATCCCTTGTACTCGTCTTGGTCTGTGTGTGACTCAGGGAACACACTCAGGTCGTTGACATGTAACCTTCGATTCGTGGCGTCATACTTGGTGATGAAGGTGGAGTTGATGTACTCTCTATTTGCTAATGCTATAGAGTATGCTGATTGAGCCTCTCTGTCTGCTGGCTCTGTGTCTGTGAATCTCCTACCTACTGGAGATGGGTTGTAGGTATGTGCAGTGTGAGTAGCATCTATGTGTATTTTGAAGCCGTTATCAGGGCCTACTCTATCATCAAAGAACTGCTTGGAGAAAAAGGGGATTTCTGCAACTGCTCTTGTGCTAGCGTATTGAGTACCGAGTTGGTAATCATGCTGCACGTCATTGAGTGTCTGATGCATTCTGTCATTCACAGTGCTTCCGTTTTCTAAGTCAGATTGTTCGCCAAAATCAGGCTCATTAAATACAGTAAAATTAGCAAAGATATCCGTAGTCCCACTTGTTGTACCTTCCATCAGCCCTGCCGCTCTGAGTAGTCTTGCTATATTTGTGTACTCAGTACCATCAGGAGTAACAAAATCACCGGAGCCTAAGGCACCAGTACTAAAGACAAAAGTATTACCAGTCTTGCTATCATATTTTGCACTACTACCGTCGGGTAAGTATATTCTTCCATAACGCGGAAATCCATACGTTCCCCAAGATATCATGTCGGTGCTTTCATTGTTCAAAGGCTTGACGTACAATGTTCCAGCCCCACTCGACCAGTTCATGTTTAACTTACTTGTAATAACAGCGTATGACCTTCGCGTAGAGTAGGATTCATGTGCTAGCATACTTGGTTGGTATACGGGCCGAGTGTCAATAGCCCCCTGACCCGGCCCACCCAATGTTACTGTCACTACAGGAGCATTAGGCTCGATTTCTTTTACAATATGAGAATCAGGACTGCCTTTACCAGTGAAGTTGATTGCGCGAGAGACCATTGAATCAGCGATGCCTATGCAACTAATTGCTTCGATGCCGCCCTCTTCACCTACGCTTTCGTCTATGCTTCTTACTTTTGCACGACTCATCATGTATAGTATAGCAGCACGATTGGTTATGCTTGAGTTATTGACGTGCGAGAGAAGCATACCACGTCTTCTATCACTTGGCTGTAGGACGATTCGCATATTGGCATCTGAGTTACCCGTCAGAGTAATGTTGTCTATTACGTCAAACATCTCGTGAATAGCAGTAGACGATGATACAGTTCCTGTATCGAATTGACCTGCCGATGGGCTACCCGGTACAATATCAGGCTCAAGTCTATCGTAAGTACCTTTATCAGTCAAGGTTTTAGTGTTCTTCATCTTTGTTAGATACAACTTGTGAAAAACAGAATCATGCGTACCAGTAGTGCTAGTAGACTCAAGAATTACTCCCGGCGTTTGATTTTGTATCGAATCTGCGTTGTTTCTAGGTGTGTAATTAGCAGGACATAATGACTCATCCACTTCGTCATCAGAGGAATATCCTTCAGAAGTATCTCCGACTAGGCTATGGTCATTGAGTAGTGCTTCGTTTACATTTATCTCCGATGTGTCGATATCGATGTATCCTCCCGGTGCGTAAAGCGTATGACCGGATGCTATCGAATTGATGAT